CCTCAACAGGAAATATATCTGGATCAACAGCTAACCACACTTTAACAACACCAGAGATGGCATCACACTCACATCCAAGTGGAGTAGTAGGTACTTACTATTTATGTTGTCCAAACCAAGGTGGTCAATTAGCAAATCCTGCGAGCACGGGAGGTGCGGGAAGTGACGGAGGACATTCTCATAATATGTCAGCTAACTTTTCAGGTGATGCAACTTCAGTTGTTCAACCTTATATAGCTTTAATGTATATAATTAAGATTTAGGAGAAATATGGCAAATTACGAAGCAACAAAATATAACTACAACGCAGCAAGTGTTACAGGAATTGTTACTGTTCCAACTGCAACCATTATACCTTGGTCAGATAGTTCTGTGCCTTCAGGTTATTTAGAGTGTAACGGAGCAGCCGTTTCAAGAACAACTTACTCAGCTTTGTTTACAGTCATAGGAACTACTTATGGATCAGGTAACGGATCTACAACTTTTAATGTGCCTGATTTAAAAAATAATATTGGTTTAGGTAGATCAAACGCAAAAGCTTTGGCATCAACGGGTGGGGCTGACACAGTTCAAACAACAGGTAACGTAGCAGGATCAACAGCATCTCACACGCTAACAACACCTGAATTACCTAGTCACTCTCACTCAAACACTGTTGCTTATCGTTGTCAGGCAATAGTTTGTCCAGGGCAATCACCAGGAGCATTTTCACCAGGAAACACAGGGGGAGCAGGAGGTGGAGGAGGACACTCACACAATATGTCAGCAACTTTTGCAGGAGATTCAACGTCAGTATTACAACCATATTTGACATTGTTATATATTATAAAAACTTAGGATTATTATGGCAAATTACGAAGCAACAAAATACGCATTTGATGGAGAAAATTTAACAGGAGTAACTTCTGTTTCTACAGGAACTGTTTTACCTTGGTCTGATACTAGTTTACCTACTGGATTTTTAGAATGTAATGGTTCTGCAGTAAGTAGATCAACTTACTCAGCTTTGTTTGCAGTTATAGGAACCACATATGGTTCAGGAAATGGTTCAACAACTTTTAACGTTCCAGATTTAAAAGATAAATGTGTTATGGGTAGATCAAACGCAAAAGCTTTAGCTTCAACTGGAGGAGCAGAAACAGTGCAATCTACGGGAAATATAGGAGGAAACGCTGCATCACATACTTTATCTACACCTGAAATATCTAGTCACTCACACCCTGGTGGTAATCTGGGAGGTGGTGCGATTAATTGCCCTAACCAAACAGCGCGAAGAGTGGCAAGCTCAAGCACGGGAGGTGCGGGCGGTGGCGGAGGACATTCACACAATATGTCAGCTAATTTTACGGGAGACTCTACTTCTACTTTACAACCCTATATGGCTGTGATATATATTATAAAAACTTAGGAGATAATTTATGACAAAACATGGTATTTGGACAGTAATTTTTGACGATAAAAAAATTCTTAAAAAAACAGAAGAGTTTACATTTGCTGCGCCAGGCGTTTACGAAATAGAGGATGACGCATTTTGGTCAGACCCAAAATGGAGCAACTTTCATGCAATTCAATTTACTGATGATGATACTGATAACGATCAAGTTGAGCATAAAGATGGAACTCCACACTCTGAGTACGATCAAGCTACTTTAGGAGATTTTAGAACAAACTTTATTAATAGATGGGATGCAGCTCATTTAGCTAAACTACAAGCAGATTGGGATGCTAACACTAATCACACGTACTATGGTCCTGACCACGAACAAGCTGGTGAGATTCAAGAAGAAGAGACTATAGAAGCTAAAGTTGCTAGATTAGGTGCAAGACCTACTTCTTACACTTCTGCTTAAGAAGTTCTATTAGAGGCATAAGGTAACATCATCCAAGATGTAATTATATATTTTTCACCAGAAAGAGGTGGATTACCTCTGTGTACATAAGGAAAGCCTGCAGGCCAAATAACAATTCTACCTTTTACAGGTTTAACTCTTTCAGAGAAATGTAGAAATTCTGTTTCTCCCCCATCTTCAACAGTGTTTAAATAAACTGCCCAAACTAAAGCACGTGCAGGATCAAGAGATGAGTGTTCTATGTGCCAGTCGTGATAACCTTGTCCTGGTAATGTTTTTTGTATTTTCATAGTTGTATATTGTACGTCACAACCATTTAAAGTTTTAAAATCAATTTTTTGAATATAATCTCTCATGGCTATATCAAAATTAGCTATAAAAACTTTTAAATTTGATTGCCAAGTATAAACATTACTAGAATTTAAAAAAAGATGTGTATCTGATTTTGATGTTCCAGCGGCGTTTTCTATTTGCGCTCTGGTAAAAGTGTTTTTTAATTCATTTTCTTTTTTATATAAATCTATAACGTTGTCACATTCTTGATCCATAATATATCCATCATAGATACCTATAAAATCTTTTGTTAATTTTACTGTTCGTTCCATATATTATCTTTATTAAAATCTTTGTAAGGTCCATTTTGATCCACAAAATGCATAAAAACTTGAAAATTATATTCTCCCTTAAAAGGTTTTCTACCATGTTTTAATTCACAACCCAAGTAAACAAGAGCATCACCAGGCTCTAATTTAATCCAATGATTTTCCATGTGTATAGGCCAGGGTTCTGAGTGAGCTATATTTGCAGTAACACTTATTTCGCAAGACTCTCTATCTACGTGATCTTTTAATATTGATCCATACATGTAAGCTCTCCAAAAAGTATATGTTTCAAATAAACTTAATCCTGTTTCTTTTTCTACTAATTCTTTTTTAAGTGTGGCTATGCTATTCATCGTGGTATCTTTATACCAAGAAGGTGTAAGTGGTGATTGTGGATATGTTCTAAAATCATCATCATCAATTTTATTTTCACAATAAATCTTTAAAAATTTTAATTCTTCTTTTGAAAGAAAATTTTTAATTACTTTATATTTAAAATCTCTAATATTATTTTTCATTATATCAACCAAGAAACTAAACTGTATCTTACTCCCTTTGTTATAGGTTGTATGGAATGTGGGTATAAATAAATACTTGGGAAAAAAACTATACCACCCATTTTAAGTTTTATTCTTTTTACTTCATCTTTACTCATATCAGGTTTATCAAAAGAAGAAGGGTTATAAAAAACTAAATCACCACCTTCATATTCTTCGTTTAAATTAATAATTATACTTAAAGTTCTTTGAGTAAAAGCAGAGTGATCTGTGTGCACACCATAATGATGATTAACAGGATATTTTAATATATCTATTTGTGATATTTTATTAGTAGCTAAAAAAGGAAATTTTGCTTTATATAAAGGATAGATTTTTGTTATTTCTCTTTGTATTAATTTAAAATATATTTTATCACTAATATTTTTATTTTCTAAAGAATGACCAAAAACTTGTCTTTTATCTGATATACCATAAGTATGTAATTTATTTTTTGCTCTATGATCAATATACTCAACTAGTTTTTTACATAAATTTTTAGAAAACATATTATTAAATTCTAAAATTGCATCAGTTACATTCATATTAATTAAGTAGTAGTTTTTTTTCAGGTGGAATAGTATAGCCATTTAAATTAGCCCTACAATTAAAGTGTATATATTTACAGTTGTTATTAAAATCTCTGTGTATAATCTGATGTAGTAAATATGATGGAAAAAAAATAAAAGTTCCTGGCGTTGCTTTGTATGTACATTCTATACTTGTTTGACTATATGTTGATCCACAAGGAAGAGCATTACACATATGACCTGTTCTTGGATCAATAAATGTAACATAATTTAAATTAGCATTTCCCGATACAAAATAAATACCACTAATGTGGCTTTCAGGGTGAGTGTGAGGAGCTGTGCTCATTATTGAAAGTTCTTTAGCTGTGCCTCTTAACGCATGGCAAGCTACTAATAACATTTGATGGTGAGGAATTATAGCTCCCATTTCTTGCAAAAATTGTTTTGATTTGTTTTTTACATAATCCCAAAAAAATTGTAATTCTTTTCTTTCCGCTAAAGCTGATTGATAAACGTGATATCCCATAACTTTATCAAAAACATTTTCTACATCCTCTCTAGATACAGGATCTATGACATGCCAAATAGGTGTAGAAAATCTATCTACTTTTAAAAATTTATTTGGAAGGTTCATATGTCCATACCCTTATACTTTCTTGATTTACTTTATATTTAAAAAATCTTGCCATTAAACTAACTAATTCCATATTAGGAAAATCTTTTCTTATTTTAGGAAATTTAGTGTAAGTAAATTTTTCATTCTTACATATATAATCAATTGCTATAGTCAAAGCTTTCCTTGTAAATTTTATACTTCTAAATGTACATTCTTTTATATACAAATCTTTTCTTTCTAATAAATTATTTTCTTTATCTTTAAAAACAAATCCCCAATACTTTAATATAACTGGCATAATAATATATAAATTTTTATAATATTCAATACCTTTAAATTTTAAGGTATTACCTATTTTACTTTTATTAGCGATGTCTATTGTTTTAAACATCACTTCTTTTTCCAAACTCATATTGTATATATAAGTTTTGCTTTCTCTTTCTGACTCTCATCTAATGTTTTATCATTTTTACCTTGTCTTAAAACCCTATCTAATTTTTCTAATGTTTTTGCGTTTGGATTCCAAGGCTCTTTATTAACAACACCACCTCCTCTTTCTGGTTTAGTTTGAAAGATAGCCATATATTTTCCATCATAAGGTTTTAATTTTTCTTTCCACCACTCTGGTGGTTTAACAGTATAATGTGCATTCTTACCATTTAATAAAATTTGAGTAGCTGCATAACAAGTTATTGTCAAAAATATATAAGGACCAGAATCAAATAAATCTTTTAAAACTTCATCTACTTTATCCTCTTGAACGTGTTCCATAACATCTGTGCAAAGAACTAATTCAAAGTCTCCTTTTGGTTTCACAGAATAAGGTATGTAAGCAGGATCATATTTAGCTATGCTAATACCCATAGGAGCGCCTGGTGTATTCTTGTTGTTAAAAAGGAGATCATGAAATTTACCTTTACCACAACCATAATCTAAAATTTTAGTAACTTTTCTTTCTTTTATAATAGTCCAAACATCATACTTATACTCAGCTAAAGATTCACCTGTCCAAAAGTTTGCGTTTTGTTGATGATATTTTTTAGCTTCTTCTAAAGATTCGTAACTCATATAAATTTAATATTAGGTCTATGCTTTTCCTTTATCTTTTTCAACTCTAGATAATGCTTATAACACATTTGATTAAACTCTGTCAAATACAGTACATCTCTAGGATGTGAGACTTTGTAAGCTTCTAATCCATCATACCCTAATTCTTTAGCAGCTTTAAATCTAAAATGTCC